AAAATGCGGATGACAACAGCGCCACGGGCGTTGTCCATGCTGCCCACGAGCATGGGTTCGTTGGTTAGTCCGAAGGTGACGTTGACCTTGACGTGTTCGGTTGTGGTGTTGGCGGGGGCGGCTGTGATGTTGTCAAAGTAGACAGGGACTGGGGGCACCAGTGCGTTGAACGCGGTTAGGAGTGGGTTTTCGACCGCGGCGCGGATGGCTTGGTAGTTCATGTGAAGCGGTTGTTAAGGGCGGAGTCCATCTCAAGTTTTACGGCGCGGTCGATTTGGGAACTGGCGAAGGTGGCAAACCAGTCGAGGGGGGCGGTGCGACTGGAGTTGCTGTCGCCAGATCCGCCGCCCCCGATGGCGCCACGGTAAGAAACTTGGGCGCGGGGGCCGCTCAGTTCGTGCTTTCGGCGGCCGATGGCTGTGGTGGGGATTGGGGTGAGACGACGGGCATAGTATTGACGATCATGTTGGACGGCGTCGATCGCCTCCAGGGCATGAGGTGCAAAGTTCGAGATTGTGAAGACTACGCTGTTTTTGGTCAGGAAACTTTTCGTTACCTGAAGGCCGGTCAAGACCGGAGTGGTTACGGGTACGGGTTCGCCGGACTGGCCGGTGCCTTTTTTGAGGATGGTCGGGGTTTGGATTTGCCAGGAGTTGGAGAATTGGCCGCTCCAGTTTGGGCCGGCCTGCTGGAGTTCACGGACGAGTCGTTCAGCGACACGCTTTGGACCGTTGTAGACCGTGGTGGCGGCTACGCGATCCAGCTCTTGCAGGATGTTGAGGCCGCCTTTCCAAAAACCTTTGCGTGCCATTACTGGGGCCTCGCAATGATGGTGTGGAGGATGGGGGAGTCGCCGCGGTAGCTGGTGATGTTGACGATTTTGGCCTCGCGGGTGACGCCGGCTTGGGTGTACTGGATGCGGTCGGCTTCGGTGGGGTAGTACGTGCCAAGTTCGCTGGCGCTCATGATGATTTTGATGTCGGTGGACTGGTAGAGGCCCTCGGATTCGCGGGAGCTGATGGGGGAGATCAGGCCTTTGGCGGTTACGTTGGTGTCGGCTCCAGTGATGTTGCCCGTGGTGGGGTCGTAGGTGCGGGGGGTGGCGGTTTTGATGAACGTGATGGATTGGCCCCAGTCCGCGATGAGGGATGGGGGGATGGAGGCGAAGGTGTCGTCGATCAGGCCCATATCAGCCTCGGAATAGACGGACGGCGTAGTTGGCGGCCCCGCCCATGCAGTAGGGGCCGAGATAGGACTGGAGCCAGGGGTAGACGTCGAAGACGTTGTTGATGACGCCGCTGGTTTGTGAAGTTTTGTTGTATTTGACGCGGAGGTCGCCGAGTTCGACTTCGTCGTAGATGCCTGTGGTGCCGGTGGTGCCGGTGATGGCGTCGGTGTCGTTGGCGAGGGCCCGGGCCAGCTCGTAGGTGGCGGTTTTAATCGGGTCCGGGATCAGGGTGCAGGCGAGGTCGATGCCGTCGACCGTGTAGTCCTCGCGGGGCCATTTCAGGGCTTGCGTGGTGGTGCAGCGGTCGCCGTAGAAGCTCAGGCCGTCGATCCAGCGGGTGGCGGAGATTAGGGAGCGGTTCTTCTGGTCGTCAGTCTTGTTGGTCCAGGTGGAGGAGTCGGGGACCGTCTCGAAGTAGGCGTTGGCAGCCGCGAGCGTCACGTACGAGTTGGCGTTGGCGCCAGACAAGGTTGCGTCGATGGCGGCAGGCACGGTCAGTACAGTCTTTGTCTGAGTCTAGCCTCGGTTGTGAGTTTTCTTTGTTTCTTGGGTTGACTCAAGATGGAGGCGTGGTAAATGGTTGCTCCAGTCATTTCGAGGTCGGCGACGCGCTCTAAGTGGGCTCCGTGGGGGACGTCTTCGTGCCAGAGGCGGTTATCCTGTGATATGTAAAGGCGAACTGTTGCCATGCCCGCTCGTAAAACTGCCGAGGCCAGCCTAGAGGCCAAGACGGATAAGGTCTCGTCGTTCCTACCTGGGAATGAGATTCGGACTCTGGATGTTGTAGTGCCAGAGGCCCGGAGACTGCACGAGGAAGATGGCCTGACGGTGCCGGAGATTTCGGCAAAGTTGCAGGTCAGTTATGACGTGCTGAACCAGGTGTTTTTGCAGTCGTACAAGATGGCGATCAACACCGTGGAATTGTTCGAGAGGCAGGAAAAAAAGAGGATTGAAGGGGAATGAGCACAAAGAAAAGGCCCCCGAGTTGGGGGCCTTTTTGATGTCTACACCTGGGATCAGGCGTAGGCGCTGGTGTCGAAGGGGGTGTTGACCAGCAGACGGGCCACAGGCACCATCTTGGTGGTAGCAAACACCAGGTTCCAGCTTTCGGTGGCGGCGAGGTTGCCGCTGTTGCTGGTGTTGTTCGGGTTGTCGCCAGCGGCGGCCCACTTGGTGCCGGTGATGTGGTAACCGTAGTGGTAGTCAACGGCCAGAACGTCCTGCATGGACAGGATGTTGCGGTCGGCGGCGAGGCGCAGGTCCTGTTGAATACCCTCGGAAACCACGCCGGACTTGAAGAGGTACACGGGGTACTTCTTGGCGTGGGTGGCAGTGCCGCCGGTGAGGGCGGTCAGTTGATCGTCGATGACGACGCGCAGACCCGCGAAGGTGGCAACTTCGGTTTGGGTCACGCCCACACCGCCGCCGCCCCAAGTGATGGAACCACCGGTGGACAAGGCCGAGGTGCTGAAGGTCAGCATCCCGACTTGCTGCAGGTAGTAGGCCACGTTGGAGTGCATGGCGATGGCGTCAAGTTCGTCGCCGCGCTCGCCGAGGACTGCCTTGGTGGCAACCACGTTGGCAACGTTCAGGAAGTTGGCCTCGGTCATGGAACCGGGGACACCAGCGAACGACTTGTTCACCTGGTTGGGGCCGAGGACGCCGTTGCCAGCGATGGGACCGAACAGACCCAGCAGTTGGGCTGCCAAGGTGGCGGTCTTCAGCTTGTTGATGGCGGCGGTCAGCTGGTTGCGGACGTGGGCCAGGGGGTCGGCGCCCGAGCCGAGCTTGCTGAGATCATCTGCGGCGTAGGCAAAGCCACGGTGCAGGATGGTCATGATTTGCTCGTCGGCGGTCACGTTCTGGGGAACGAGGTAGCCGGCGCTGGTGCCGCCCCAGCCGTTGGAGCTGAGGATTTGGGTCTCGGTGGGGGCGATGGGGTCGAAGAAGGGCACGCGGACCCGGGTGCCGCCGCTGCGGGCGTCCAGGGCAGCGTTGCGCTGCACGATGCCGCTTTGGATCCACTTCGATTGCTCGAAGATGCCCTCGGCGGTGTACTGAAGGAATTCGGGGCGGGCAACCAGGTTCGAGAGGAACGTTCCCCCGTAGTTGCCGGTAAAGGAAGACATGGTTTAGCTCCAGTGGAGTCGGGTTGGGGAGGGTGCCCCACAGGGGCTAGTTGATGCCTGCCTCGGCTTTGAGCAGCCTGGCTTTATCGGGGTCGCTGGCGAGCATCATCATTTGCTGAGTGATGTTCCAGGACTCCTTGGACCAGGGGTTGGATTGGCCGGGGAGGGCGGTGGAGCGGGCACTGCCTGCTACACCCATGCCGGCGCGGTTCGTGGCGGCAAAATGATGCTCGTAACCGCTGCCCGGGTTTTTCAAGTTGGCGATATATTCGCCAACCGGAACTTCGACGCCGCCGACGACAGCCACGGGCTGCCCTTCTTTGGCACGCAGGTTCTCCTGCAATAAACGATACAGCTGATCGGGCGCCAGCGCACCAGCCTGGGAGAGTTGGGCGATGGCGGCAGATTTGACCTGTTCTTGTGTGAATCCTTGGCGGATTTGGTCGACTTCGGATTCTTTTGCGGCGAGTTGTTGTTTGAGGTCGGCGACAGTTTGTTGGGCTTCTTCCCAGAGTGTTTTGAACTCGCCGGATTCTGCGAGTTTGGCGGTTTTGGCGGTTTCTTGGGCGGTGCGGAGTTCGTCGATCTGGGCCTGGAGGGTTTCGCGGTTTTCGCGGTCCTTGCGGCGCTCGGCGATAAGCTCCTGGTTTTTGGCTCGAAGGGCCTCAATTTGGGAGCTGAGGTCCGGGTTTTCAGCCACGGGCTGAGGGGCA